ACACACGAGCAGGGTATATTATGGCATATTCATTAACGAAAGTTGAGGCAGGCTGGGAAGTGCAAAACGGCACAGAAATCAAGATTCTTGTTCCCGACTTAAAAAGCATTGAAAAAGTGCTGAAAATGCTGAGTCCGGTCGTCGAAGTTGAGCGAAAAACAGAGAGAGAAACCGTGATGGAAATGCTGGGAAAAAGCAAGAAAGCGTTGACCGCGTCAGAAGTGATAGCGCTGATAAATGCAGATCAAAAAGAGTGCAAAAACATACATATGATCTTGTCGGTTTTGGGCAGGAAAAAGATCCTCAAGCGCCGCAAGAACAGTTCGGGCGTATACGTGTACTCTGCTAAGTAAGTCATAGTGCCATGGAAGGCGCTATTGATTCCCTATTGACTTTAAATAACAAGTTATATATAGTCTGTTCATGGGCAGTTAAGCCCCCACATAAAGGACTAGGAAATGAAACAGGCACAATTGACGGTTGACTACGGTTCGAAAAACTCTATCAGCAAGGTCAAAAAAGACTGGACTAGTATGGCTAAAGAGCTAGTCGAAGTGGAGTACCTTGGCGGCGCTTATTATGGCTTTTGCAGCGAATTAGCAGCTTATCGTTTGCTGGCAATATACGGCTACCAAGCAGCTTTAGATGGCAATGTGAGAGTCGGCAAAGGGCGCTTAGGCTGGTATTTCATGCTGAATCTGGAAGCTTACAAGCCATGATAAAAGAGTGTTGACTATATATAACTAAATATATATAGTCTTTCTATCGGAGGAAACGAAATGGAATTCACAGGCGAATGCGGTTTGAAGTTTAAAGTCTACCAGACAGCTAGCGGCAGTTGGGCAACTCAAGACCAAAAAGGATGCGGCATAACAAACGAAAGTTTGATGTATGTCCTCGAGTACCTCAAAGAAAAACATCGGTGCAAGATATGACTAAAAGAAAATCATTCGACGAATTAGCTAAGCTAGGCCGCCCCCCGAAAGACGGCCCTAAGCCCGTGCTACTCAATGTTCTCGTGCCTCCCGACGTCAAAGAGAAACTTAGGGAGCTCGCAGACGAATCAGAGATGAGCCTCTCCGCATATGCTGCTCAATATTTTATCAGAATGGTGCGCGGCGCCTAATATTCCCAGCCACACTCGGGACACTCCCTTTTTTTCTTTTCCTTCTTCTCCTTTTCTTCCTTCCCCTTCTCCTCTTCTTTCTCTCCAAAATCCATAAACTCGAGATCAAATTTCTGATCGAGCTCAAAGAGCTCGTCCAATTCTTTGCTGAGCATCCCTGCATCCCATTCCGATCGCTCCCCCGAACGGTTATCCATGATCCGATACGCTCGAGCCTGGGTCTCTGACAGGTCAGCGACATGCACGGGAACTTCTTTCATCTTAAGCTTTTTTGCCGCAGCTAATCTTGTATGGCCAACAATTAGAACCATGTTACTATCGACTACCAATGGCTGCCTAAAACCGAATTCTTTGAGTGATTTCATAACCTCAGGGATAGCACCAGAATTCTTTCGAGGATTCTTCTCATACGGTTTAATTAGTCTTATTGGCATCATTTCAATAATCACAGAAACCTCAAAAAGTAAATGTATGGCCAAATTAGATCGAAAGAAAGTGTCCGTCAAGAAGGTAGTACACGAGAAGACTGCCGCTGATCTTGTGCCCGATGAAAGAGGAGCTCCAGTCATTTACGATTGGAACGAAGACGACATCAAGAAAATGAAAAACATGGCTCGCATTGGTTTGAAAGTTGCTCAAATTGCATCAATTATGAATTGTAATCTCGCCACTATGGATCGCAGAATATCAGCCGATAGAAAAAAATGGGAAGCGGGAGACCTCGACGAAAACAATATTTATGCTGTTCTGGAAAAATCTCGAGCAGAGGGAGATGGCTCTATAGCAAGGACTTGCTACGAAGTTGCTCTCGAACAAAAACATCCGACGATGCTTATCTGGCTTTCAAAAGTGCGGTTAGGATGGCGAGAAACGATCGATGTAAATGCAGAGACAAAACACACAATAGTCTATGAAACACAGCTTGCCGACGGTGTGCTGAGACAAGAGCAAAAACAATTGGAAGGCGATAGCAATATCACTATTCTTGATGCGATGATCGAAGAAGTTACGGAGGAGGTATGCCAGAAACCAGAGTCAGAGTAAGGCTTTCGACGCCTCCTCATTCGAATAAGCAGGCGTTGATAATGAACGCTTTTTTTATTCCCGGTCTTGTCGAGATGTGGGTAGCATGTGGCACTAAGTTTGGGAAAAGTCTTGCTGCAAGCGGTGCCCTCTCTTTATACTTCCCCTTGCAAAAGCAAAGTCTCTCGAGATGGGTTGCCCCAATCTACACTCAAAGTAAAATCGGTTTCAAATATTGTCGCCGAATTCTACCTCCAGAGCCGCATGTAAAGGCCAATGAATCAAACCTTGCTCTCTACATGCCAGCTAACGATTCTGTGATCCAATTCTTTCATGGTCAGCATCCTGAAAGCCTTGAAGGTGAAGCCACTTCGGGGAATGTATTGGATGAAGCAGCAAAGATGAAAGAAGATGTCTACAACTCTACAAAGACCACTACAACTGTAACTCGAGCCCCTATCCTTGGAATATCTACTCCGAAGGGAAAAAACAATTGGTTCTATCGCAAGTGCATGGAAGCCAAAGAAGAAATGATCCGGGCGCGATTCGAGAATAGGCGTCCGACAAAGATCTTTATTCACGCCCCATCATGGACGAATCCCCACGTCTCAGCTGAAGTCGTAGCAGACGCCAAGAGAACAATGCCAGCAAGGCTTTGGAGGCAATATTATGCTGCGGAATTTCTCTCGGAAGGTTCTTGCTTCGTCAATGTTGAGGCTTGCTACATTACAGATTTCCAAGAGCTAAATGATCAATTCTTTTGGATCGATGAAAATGCAATGCTGCAAGCGGTAGTGATCGGAGTAGATTGGGCTCGCAACGTTGACTATACGGTTTTCACAGCGATCAACCCTAAAACCCGAAGAACCGTTTCCATGTGGCGCATGCGAGGTATAAGCTACCCGACACAAGTTAATCGGCTGAAGACATTTGCTACTAAATTCTTATCATGCGAAACTGTCTGGCATGATAAGACCGGAGTAGGCATTGCGCTCGATGATATGCTTCACCAGACTGAGCTACCGTTCAAAGGGTTCACCTTCACCAATGCTTCTAAAAATGAAATTATGGTGCGGTTGATGCTGGCATTCGAGCAGGAAGCAATCGGGATTCCTCAAATCAATTCTGTGATCATGGAATTGAATGACATCGAAGTTAAGACAACTTTGACAGGACTGCCGACCTATTCAGCTCCAGACGGCTCGCACGATGATATTGTCATGTCATTGGCTCTCGCTCATGCTGCAATGCTACAGCATTCTGAAAGAGAATATGGCATCATAGAATTCTAAATGTATGGCCACGGAGGCGGCGAATGCTCACAGGGCTGGATGACGATGACAGCAGTATGGACAATTTTGAATTGAAAACGAAAAACTTCGAACGGCTTTTTGCGGGCGATAGCAATGCAGCCGGTTATGCAGATCTTGGCACGATGGTAAATCCTCGCCTGCTCAAGTCGATCTTTGTCTCTGAGGATTGGATATTCATCCTCGTCGATCGGATCGCACAGAAGCTTGCACAGATCCCCTGGCAGGTGAATAGCCGCGAAGTGGTCAATGGCGAAGAGGTGCTTAAGCCAGAGCTGAGTCATCCGGTTCAAAGGATGCTCGATAATCCGAATCCATTACAAGATGCATATAGCTTTAAATATGCGTCGATTGTGGATTATTCGGTGACTGGCAACACGATCATGTACATCTCTCGACAATCGAATTGGTTGATCCAGGTCCCTACCGAAATCATCCAGCCAGACATCACAGGACGCGGAGAGCTCCGGGGATACGATATCGTCGGAATGGACCCATTCAGTTTTCCGGTCAGTGCTAGGACAAAGCTGAGACCTGAGGATGTGATCCATGTGAAGCGACCCAATCCTTCATCAGTTTATTGGGGACTCTCGCCTTTAATCCCTGGCGCCAATCCTTCGCTATTCAACCGCTACACCAACGAATACCTTCTGAATTTTTACAGGA